TTGACACGGTGCAGCTTGAACGAGCTGACGTCAATGACAAATACTTCGAACAGTATGGTCAGAACATTGCAACATCCATCAACGACGGGTTTGCACAGCAAGGCGGGTTCATGGAGAAATGGGTCGACGGTGTGTTCACCCGGGCCCAAGCAATTGGAAAGAGCCGTGTCGCTGCATTGGGCAAGAATGCAGGCGCTGACCTGAATGTTCCGCTGGGTGTTCCGGGCGCACCAACACCGGACGAAAAGGCGATCGCGAAGGCACAGAAAGAACTGGACCATCTCAAGAACAGTATGCGCGAGCTACTGAACACAATCGCACCAATCCCGGGCGCCTACTTGGAAATGGAAATGGCTAAAGAGACGCTGAACAAGGCTGAAAAGAAGGGTCTGATCACAGGTAAGGAACACGCTCTCTATCTGAAACTTCTTGGAGCACATTACAAGGACATTCTGGATCCACTCGGCCGGGTGAACCGCGAACTGGACCAGCAAGCCAACCTCCTTGGCATGACTGCGGATGCACGCCAAACGGAAGCCGAGGTTCAGCGCATTACTAAAGACCTTCTCAAAGAGGGGATCGACCTTAACGAAGCAGACACGAAAGCCATCCGTGGCAAGCTGGATGCACTGCGCGAGCTGAATAAGCTGGTGCAAGCGCAAGACCAGCTCCTGGAGAACAGTGTGGGTCAGCGCAAGGCGTTTTCAACGCAACTACAGGCGATTCAAAAGCAACTGGCCACACCGGGTACAGGGTTCACAAAGAGCGACGCGAACTCAGCGCTAGTTAATACGGCGCCCGATATGTTTGCTGGCACGCAAGAATCCATCGTTGCACAGTTGAAAGTCTACGAAGACGCCTACGCTCGAATTGACGAAATGCGCAAAGCGGATCTGATCAGCGAGTCTACCGCGGCGCAGATGAAGGAACAACAGTCCGTCGCAATGGCGCAGAAGCTGATGACAGTTTACACACAGGCGGCACAGATTCGTCTGCAACTTGGATCGGGTGACTGGGCTGATTCTGCGATCGTTAGTCTCGGAAGAATCACAGAAGGGTTCACAACCTTCAGCGCTGGTGCAACTGGTGCAATGGGCAACTTCTTCACGTCGTTCACGGACGGATTTGCCAACAGTGTTGGCCGTGCGATTGTGTATTCTGAAGACCTGAATCAGGCGCTCAACAATGTAGCGAAGGAAGCGCTCGCCGGTCTTATCTCCGCACTGATTAAGCTGGGAATCCAGTGGGTTGTGAATGCTGCACTAGGGCAATCCCTGGCAGCCGCTTCCCTTGCTGCGCAGACAGGTATGAGCGTCGCGGCTGCTGCCGCTACAGCGGCCGCGTGGGCCCCTGCTGCTGCAATGGTGTCCCTTGCCAGCTTCGGTGCTAACAGCGCCCCAGCCATGGCCGGCATCACTGCAACTACAGCGCTGAGCGAAGGGCTTGCATTGGCAAGCATGGCAGGGTTCCAGAGTGGGGGCTATACGGGCGAGATGGGCGTCGGGCAAGTGGCGGGCGTCGTGCATGGTAAAGAGTTCGTGATGAACGCTGAAGCTACTGCACGAAATAGGCCTACGCTTGAGGCGATGAACAAAGGTGCTTCCGTTGGCGGAGGTGCTCAAGTAAGTGTGTCCATCGAGAACTATGGCACGTCCAAGGACTTCGAAGTTCAACAGCTGAGCGAAACCGATATCCGTATCATTGCAAGGGATGAAGCGAAGCAAGCTGTTCGCCAGGAAGCGCCTGGAGTTATCTCTGCTGAAATTAGCAATCCGAATTCCAATGTGTCCAAGTCCCTGACTAGGAACACACAGACTCAAAGGAGAAGGGCATAATGGCGCTCTCTAAATTCAAGCTCGCTCCTGATAATTCGTCCTACAGCGTAACGGATGGAAAAGAAGTTATCGGTGTCTCACTAGATGGTGGAGCGGGTAGATATCGGCGCGACATCTTGGGCGCGTCGTCAGCTGTGTCCGTGCAATGGGTATGCGACAGAGATGAATATCGCTACCTTCGCACGTTCTACAGTGCGCTCGTTGATAAGGGCGCAACGCCGTTCCTCATTGACCTTATTCTGGACAATCCCCTGCCTGTGGAGCATAAGGCATATTTCGTGCCTGGCTCCATGGTGCTGACCGGACAGAAAGGCCTGAGTTACTATGTATCCGCACAGCTTGAAGTTGAGCCTGTGGGTGTCACCGACGATGATATCACATTCGCTGCACTCTACGGCGAGTTTGGCAGCAATTACGAAACCGAATTCCCGGCGTTCGAGGATGTGTTCGACAACCTTATGAACGTCCAAATTCCAGCGGATCTTGTGCTATGAGCTACGCAGAATTCTTTCTTAACTCCAAGTCCAGCGTCGTTCAGCTGGAACTGATGGAGATATCGCATCCTAATTTCACGAAGGTGTATCGCATCGTCCGCAATGCAGTGAAAGGCATAACAGTCACGCTCGAAACTGGTGCCAGTGTGACGTTCGATTATTACCCGATGAGGATCGAGAACAACGGAACGAAGGACGACCTCGACCAATCCTTCACCATAACCCTAGGCGATCTGGGAGAAGTGCTTCCTAAGGAATTGGACAGCGTAGCAGCGGCGCAGGCGTTCGACGTGAAACCTGTGGTCACCTATAGGACATATCGCTCCGACGATCTTACAAGACCTCTATTCGGCCCAGTGTTGCTTGAGGTGGAATCGTTTGCATTCAATCGTGAGGGATCTACTTTCACCGCGAAGGCGCCGTCCCTGAATATCAATAAGACGGGTGAGCTTTACAAGCTGGAACGATTCCCAATGCTTCGAGGTTTCCTATGAGCATTGACGGGTTCTTTCACAAGCGTTATAATCGCCAGAGCTATAACTGCGCCCATTTTGTGTGCGATGTGTGGAAGCATGTGACAGGAACCTCAATTGACCACACGCTCGAAGGGTTCTTGCATCCTCCAAGCGCTCGTCGTGCAGACCCTGCATTAAGAAGAGCCTTTGCTCGTCTTGGACAACCCGTCAGCCCTTGCATCGTGCTTATGCAGCGTGCCAAAAGTTCCCCGCATGTGGGCGTCTATCTGAATGGTCGTGTGCTGCACATACATGAGCACGGTGTCGAATTCCAACCTGTGGATGTCGCGTCCAGAGGCTTTGACAGAGTGAGATTTTACAAATGAAAACAGTCATCCTGGCACTCAACCCGATGGAACCAGATACTTGGGCAACTCACGAAGTCGAAGACGTTCGTGATTTCCTAATGGGTCAATTCACCGAGTGGCCTGCCACAGCTCGCATCTATCATGAACATGTAAGCTCCGCAAACGATGTCACGCCTTCTAATGAGGCTGAAATCGATAGGCTTGGCACGCTTGAAGGTACGTTCTACGTCATCGTTTATCCCGCGGATCCGGTCACCATTATCATCGCAGTCGTTGCGATCGTCGTTGTGGCCGCTGTGGTGATGGCTGCACAAAATATTCCGACGCCCACGCTGCGCAATACGCAGAATCAGTCTGCGAATAATGAACTGTCGGAGCGTGCAAATAAGCCACGGCCCCTTGCACGAATTCCAGACATCTTTGGGACGGTGCGTTCTACACCTGATCTCATTTCTGTGCCCTACAAGATTTTCCAGGATCATGAAGAAGTTGAATATGCTTACATGTGCATCGGGCGAGGTTCCTACGATGTAAGTGACGTCCGAGACGACACGACATTGGCTGCGGATATCGCAGGAACGTCGGTGGAAGTATTTGCACCGAACACGTCACCGAATTCTGGGCATGCCCCTCAATTTGCCCCTCAATTGCGAGTCGGGCAGGCAATTAACACACCTCTTCTGGATGTAGTAAGATCGAACGCTGTCAATGGTCAGGTGTTGCGTGCGCCTAATGATCAAAGCATCGTTGGCTTCAATAACATCTACTTCACAACCCCAAATGAAATTCGAACGTCTGCCTTCGACTTCACTGACAAGTTTGCAGCAGGGGACGCCCTCACCATTATAGGCTCCGCTGTCTATGAGACGTACATCAACCAGACGAAGACTCTGTTCGCTTATACGAATGGCTTTAGCTTCGTTATTCCGACGACGACTTTGCCTGTCGAGTATGCTGTAGGCGCAGAAGTACAGCTCACAGGCGCTACGTTCAGCACCACGGACGGTGACGGATTCTGGTCTGGGAGTTATGATCTCGGAGGCGTATATACCATCGCATCCAAATCGCTGGAAACCGTAACGGATCTAGAAACTAGCGTGACGACTTACTATTGCAGAGTCGTGTTGAATAACCTTGCAAGCCTCAATCCTAACTGGACGAACGTACCTGTGGGCTCTTCCGCTTCGGTGGGCATTCGCTTGTCAAGTGGTGCAGAACTTTATAATCTGAACGGAACTTACGACGTTCTTTCTGTTGCAGACGATACCATTCGCCTGTCGAATCCGTCCGCAGTAAATTCGAACTGGACGACATTGACAACGTCCCCGAACCTCAGCCCAATCCTTTCGACAACTGGTTCCAAGTGGGTAGGGCCCTTCGTTCTGGATAAGAAAGACACGACACAAGTGTTCTGCAACTTCGTCGCACTCAACGGGCTGTATAAGGACGACGGCAAGAACCAGGCCCGAATGGATGTCGTTCTTGAACTGGAGGTGACGCCCATTAACGCCGACGGAAGTCCGCGGGGCTCTGTGCAGACATTCCAAGCCACTGTAGAAGGTTCCGCGACCTTCAGAAGCACTAGGGCCGTAACCCTTAAGGCCTCTCCTGCGCTGTCAGGTAGGCTAAGCATTCGCGCGCGACGTGTTACACCTTCCGACCTTGCGTTCGAGGGTTCGGTCGTGGATGAGATTAAGTGGCGTGACGTGTATGCGGTGGCGCCAGTGGTGCCCACACATTTCGGCAACGTGACGACCGTGCAGAGCGTTACCTACGCGACAGCGGGCGCCCTAGCGCTGAAAGAACGCAAGCTCAATATGCTGGTGACGAGAAAGATCCC